TCTCGTTTAGCACTGTTATGGTTACGGCGAATTTCTTCCATACTTACAATATGCTTTTTATCTTTACATTCATCACTTAAGTTAGAAAAGGCTTAAAGTTTTACACACATTACAAGATATAATATGACTTCTCTCGAACAAGATTACACGACCGTACCTGGACAACTTTTCGCTTGTCTGTCCGTTGTTGGTCCTGAATGTCCACAAAAGAATGATCAGTTTGGTGTGAAGATTCGTGGTTGTTTTTCCACCCGAGACGAAGCCGCTAATCACGCAAAGCGTCTTCAAAAGGAAGATGCCACATTCGACATCTATGTTGTTGATATGTATAAGTGGTTATTAATTCCACCAGATCCAACGAAGATTGAAGATGTCCACTATACTAATGAAAAACTTGAAGAAATCATGATGGGCTATAGAGAATCACAACAAATGGCGACCAAATTGTTTGAAGAACGTAAGAAAGATATGATGGATACGAAGTCGTTTCTCAAACCGGGCGACGAAAATTCGAAATATTATACAAAACCGGACGAAGCACCGGTATCTCACCCAGCGGAAGTTTTGGAACGTCTCCAAAAGGAAAAACCAGATACACCGATGGAAGAATTAGTCAAGGAAGCTAATGATATCGTACAAAAGGAAATCGAAGAACGACGTCTCAAGAGAGAAGAAGAATTGCGTGAAGAAGGAGAAATCGCTGAAGACCAAGAATCAACAACTGATGCAAAAATCGAAGAACAAAAAGAAGACGAAGGGGAAGAAGAAGTTAGCTCCGCTTAAATTTTTATCTAAAATATAGTAATGAATATCATATTCGTAATCGCACTTATAATTTTAATTGTGGTGTCTATTTTCTTTTTTATGAACGTACAAAGTTTCTCAAAAAAGAAAATGGATATTATTCGTGAGGAAGAGGTGGGAGGTGAAAATATTTCAGCAATGGAAGTCATGTTGGAAAATCTAAAAGATCCAGTCATAGTAAACCGAATAGATTTTACAGAAAATCCAATTGGATCAATTGGGAATTTTACAGGATACTCAAGTATACCTGAGGATCACTGGTTGCATGGTTTTCCCCATGAAAAATCCCAATAAAAATACAGCAAATGCTATAACAACCACATTTTTATCCATACTTGAAAATAAATCAATTTTTTGATTGTTTACATCCATCGACATATGTGGTTGTGGTGGCTGCATGTACATCATTTGTTGTTGATGTTGAAGGGGTGGTTGTTCATAAAAGAATTCTTCTTCTTCGTGGTGTTGCGGCTTGTTGTCCCGCATAAGATCGACATTGGAATTATATTCAATTGGATTTCCTATATCAGTTTCCATATTAGGTTATAATAATTCTATTCTTTTAAGCATCTTCTTCATCTTCACTATCCGACACTACAAATCCTTTTAAATTACCATTATCGTCTTCTTCGTAGTCATCTTCATCACTGTCGTAATCACTTTCAGAATCGAATTCATCCTCTGTGTCAATATCCGATTTCACGTCATCTGTATCATATTCGTGTTCAGCATAATCATCAACAACTGTATCCTCAGTTGGTTTAAATAGAATGGGCTTCTTTATATGGCGTCCAGAACGAGTTCTATAATTCATTATAAGAACTAATAAACTCTATCGTTTAAGTATCTTGTGCGAAAAGGTTTTTTTAGTTTTATAGATCTCTCTAGTATAAGTCTTTCCACTTCATAAGCTAATTCAAGAATAATCTCCCTTATTTCTTCATGTACATCATACTCATTGTATAAAGCAACATCTTCTAAGTTATCTAGTGCTTTATATAAATAATCAGATGAAACATGTGGCTCTTCTATAGTAGATAAAGACAGATTTATATTTTTTACAAATAGATTAAAAGACTCTGGATCTATACCAGAATATTTATAAGCCTTACGGATAATATTGTGTACAAATGGTGTGTCTTGATTGTCATCAAAAACCTTATACACAAGATAACACGAACTTAGTATGAGTATGACAGACATCTTAATTACATGTGTTATTTTTTTTTCAACATATTAAATATCTTTGGAGAAAGTTTTATGTTTATTTTTCTTTTACATGGACATTCCTGAGAAAGTATATCACCGTTTACTTTATAAGTTATACACTTATCGTGATTATTTTTGATTATATCACAATATGTACTAGTAGTGACAATTGTAAATGAACTTTTGTTTTTTGTAATTTTCATAATATTTACGTTCTCCTGTCCAGGTACATTACACCGTATAAATGATTGTAATTCTGGTTTGAATTTTATATCATCTTCTTTAGTTATTGGAGGCTTTGTTTTCATTTCTGGACATTTTACCTGTATTGGGTAAAGAAGTTGTTTCAATCTCTGTGTTAACGTGTACCTCTTACCCAAAAAGTCCTTACAAAATCCATTTTTTCGACCTACCAACGTTTCACATCTACAAAAGCATTTCTGTGCGATAATATCACCAGATACATAAAACCAAATATGATTTGAACCATGACTTCTACCCAAGTTTTCACAATATTGTGAAGTCGTTGAAATAAAATATTGATTTTTATTTTTGTAAACACTCTTAATAATAGCACACGACTGACCCTCGAAATTAGATTGAATAAACTTTTCAAGTTCTGATATAGTCTCTATATCGTTCATTTCATCTTTCATCTCGGTGTTACTAAAAGAACCTTCCTTTATAGCCTTTGTAGGACTTTCTATTGTTTTATATTCTGTTGAATTCGTACGAACTGTCGCCATTTTCATGATTTCCATACTTGGTATTTGTTTGACTGGCATGAGTGCATTTAGTGGCCCATATTTATATATAAAAACTGGTAGATATGCAACTTGTGTAATTTTACCTTCACCATTACACTCTTCACACCCCTTACCAAAACACGCATTATGTCTACCTTTTTTATGAGAAAATGGCATTCTAAAACCACTTCCTTTGGAGCCTCGTCTGATATCACCGTATACGGCAGAATCAATGATCTCATTCCATTCAATACTCCCCTTTGCCGTATATAATGCAATCAATATATGCTCACGTAAAGCAATAGCCGATCGTTGATCTACGACAAAATCAGGCCAGTTTAGATGAATACCAGTTTTTACTTTATCACCAACCTTTTTAGGTGGTGCGACAGATACAAGACAATCCCTCCCACCATGACTTTTCACTTTCATACAAATAATTTTACAAATATCTTTTATTTCGTCGAGAGTAAGTGCTTCGTTATTTTTATAATCAATATCAACGAAGAAATTGTAAATATCTGTTTTTTGTTCTACAACGAATAATTTTTCATTTCGTTTCACCGCCTCTATATATTGTTCATAAAATGCGTTCAGTTTATCAAAAGGCACAGTTAGGACACCACCGTCCATGAGCACATGTGATAAACTGGAATCACTGCGTTTACCCGTTAGTTTGTTTTCATAACACCAACGTTTAAACATACTTACCTTCATATTGTTCTTCTTCTCTATACCACCTCATACAAGAGACATCCGGAAACTCCTTATTCTGAGACAATTCTTTTTTAATGACAAGTAATTCATATACAGTTCTCGATTTTAAACCATCCACAAATTCTTCTGCATCTGTATCATAATATCCTCTATTTGTTTGAAGTAATTCTTTTATCTGTGATAGAATATAGTTCTTTGACTTCATTATTTTATAGAAAATGTTTTTCTATTGAGAGAAGTCATGCACGAATAAAATTCCGGGTTTTTGATGACATTATTTACTATAAGATCCCATCTCTTTCTGGTATTAAATTCTTCAAGAGTTTCGAAACATAAATAATCATTTTCATCGTGTGTTTTTTTGATTGGTTGTTTATTTAATTTTTTTAAATTTGTTTTATGTTTTTCTTCGTAAAATCGTTTGACAATATTCTGCTGATCATTTTTTGTATAATCAATAAAGAATATAAAAACATTATATACTAAATCAACTGTTGGACTTTCTTTAACAGTAAATACATAATGTGTATACTCACCGCTTTTTAAATTTACAACTCCTCTCGTTTCCTCTTCGAGTTCCCTCAATGCACATCTAATGGGGTTTGTTATTTCTCGTCTTCGGCACCCACCGGTGACAAAAATCCAATCTTTAAATCGCTTATCTCTCACTGTCAAAAACTTCGGTTTATCACCATTAAAACTAACAGGTATCGCTATCGCCTTGTGTTTCTTCATTGCACATTTGCAAGTTATAATAAAAGGATATGATTATTCTTCGGATTTTTCTTCGACTTCTTCTTCGAGGACATCATCTGGTACTTTTTCGTTTTTAATTTCACGTACATTTTGGCGAATCATATTGTCCTGAATAACAAGATGATTCATTATCTTAGAAGAGAAGCCTTTTACACCATTTAATTCATCTTTTGTCTTACCAAGTTCTCTAAAAAGAAACACAGTTGTGGCAGCGCATGCAATAATCGCAATGATAATCATAGTTTCTCGGTCGATTGAAATCATATTTATTACTTTTATATTGTATCTTCCTTTTAAGCATTTGAAATGATTGCACCCATACGCACCCTGTTGTTGGGGCTGCATTCATATGGCTCTTGACCAAATTGAATGGCATTGTAGTGATTGTTCTGACAATTTTGATCTGTATTGTGTTGTTGTTGTTGTTGTTGTCTCTGAGAACCACCCACGAAAGAGGTGGGTTGACCCATAAATTTTTCAATCATCTTGGACTTTGGATCATACGTGAGAACAAAGACAACGGCCGCGAGAAAGATGTTATTCCAAAACATTGTGTTTATTTACTATTAATAAACAGAATGTTTGTAAGTAAAAATGTATTAAATAATTATTTTAGTTTGAGTACATGAGACCACCCATACCATTTTCAATACGAAGGATATTATAGTTTATGGCATACATCGTCTCGTTAGAGAGAGCACTCTCATTGACAATGCGAGCTGAGTCAAGACGAGAGAAATTGAGAGAACCCGTGGGCTGGAGTTTTGACACATCCAAACAGAATGGATACAAAAAGAGACGTTTATTACCCGAAACCGCCTGACCCATCGACGAGGAATGATAATACGCGGGAACCGTAGAGAACGCAGGATCGGCGAATTTATAATCACTCACATCGGTGCCATTGATTTGAAGTTTGAGACGGTTTGAATTGTTAAGAATACTCACGGTACTATCTTGTTCAACGGCGGCTACTAGCATCTTAATGGGGTGATTGAAGTTGAGTTCCTGGATACGAGCACCTGAAGGGATCGCCTTTTGCACCTGTGTAATGATCATATTTTGTGGTTGGGAGGCAAACATTTGTCGTTCTTCTGAGTCAAGATAGACATAGTTTGCATAGCATTCCCATCGATTACTCTTGGCTGATTCACCCCATGTAATACGGAGTTCGACGTCGTGATATTGAAGACCCACGAGAGGGAGGGCTGATTGCCAGTTTTCACAGAAAGTAAAACGAAGAGGATAGAACTTCGTTGCACTGGAGCCACCGAATAAATCACCCGAAACAGACTTCGAAGTACCGGCTGCCATTACAGATGGAGCAATATGCTGGATGAAAGTATTATCTTGTTCATCGATAACTTGACCCCCAATAAGAAGTTCAACCTTGGAAATCAACGTTTTCCATGCTGATGGTGCAATCGCATCGACAGAAGCACCATCTGCCGCCAGTGGTGTGAGATAAACATATCCCAAAAGATCACCCTTGCGCTCGAAGCGCACGGTCGACATACCATTGTTTGAAACATTACCCTGGATAACTTGACGTTCTACGGTTTGAGAGAAATTTGTGTGACGCTTGTAGGTCGAACGAAAAAAGCTCACTTCTGGTTGACCAACAATGTGGGCATCCTGAGCACCAATCGCAACGAGTTGGGAAATACCACCAGACATTTTATAGTATAGTAAGAGTTTATTTTTTTAAGTGTGTGGTACCATATGAAATAATTATCATATCTATATACTAGAATGTCTGACGCACGTTCACCTTCGAGTATATCAGGTCTTGTTGGTTGGTACACGGGTTTATCCGCTGAAGTGACGAATGGTTCAGTGAGCTCTTGGAAGGATATTTCGGGGCAGGGGAACCATGTGACTACGATTCGAGGTAGCCCGAAAGTTGATAGAATACCACCTATAGAAAATATATTGGCATTCCACTATGGTAACTTTGATAATCATTATGGAGATGGTACACGAGCAAATGCAGCTGCTGCAGGTCGAATTTACGCCGATACACCGCCTTCTGAAATACCAGAAGAATTTGGAAGTTTGACATCAACGGCTTCTACGACCAATGGGAAGACGACATACA